TTTGTGTTATATAAACAGGGTTAAAGGATTAACCCATGAGTGTTTATATTCTACGGCATTGATGTTACATGAGTTTGTCTATAATAGTTAGACGCACCAAATATCGTATTATGTATTGCATATCTGGAGAGCAAGCCAATTGATGGATTAAATGATGCAAAATCAGTGACCTTGCTTAACATTAACTGCACATAAGGCAAATAAATTACACCAGCATCATATTCTGAGGGCCCTTTGTATCCAACCATGAATTTGTCATCTGTTTGGAATGTGTCTCTGTAGAGTGTCATTCTTCCATCAAGAGAACCTACTTTTGATACACCTGTGACTGCTGTGTTAACATCAGTGTTTACAGGATGAATAGCAAAAGATGCAAGTGTTTCAAGTGCGGCTGTTACTGTAGGGTTAGCTACACAGAAATTACCTGGCCCACGTCTTGTGTTGATTGCGATTGTGTTTGCTTCTCTTACAACAACATTATAGAGGTTTCTATATTTCTCAGATTCCCATCGTCCATCAAAATCAGAACTATAGTCTTTTCCACCGGATGCGGCAACACTTCTCATAGCAGCAATTATTTCTCTGTCAATTTCAGCGGTGATTTCATAGGAAAGAACGTCAAGCATTTCATCTTCAAGAGAAAGACCGTGCATATTTTCGATATCCTGTGCTACTTCAAGAGACCATCTGCTTTTAAGTTTTCTGGTCTTTGCTTCAACCTGTGCTTTTTCAAGTGTCATGGAAATTTCAGCAATACCAGTACCATCACCAATACCAAGACCTAAGTCACCAGTTACATTAGAACCAAGAGCTTCACCAGCAGAGGTTACATGTGATCCAGTATATGCACTATCAACAGTGTTATGTCCAATTTCAGTTCCGGTTGCACTATTATAAGTACCATCAGCAATAAATCTCATTGCGAATGCTAGACCAACAGGACCATTCATCGGTTGAACGCCACAAATCTCATGAGCAATAAGTTCAGGGAATGTACGTCTAACCATTGGAATAGCTACCTGATTGAAAAATCCATTAACTGAATGATCCTTGCCAGTTGGTCTTAAACTAGATGAAGCCTGAGCTGTTGTTTCGTTCAGCATTTCTTCTGTAAGCCCATTGTTTTGTGCCAATCAAGATGCCTGATTCTCAAGCATTATAGCAGTAGCGTTTCTTATCTTTTTGTTTTTAATTGTAGGAGCATCTTCTGAATCAATAACAGGTGCCCATTTTTGTAGTAAACTATTGTCTTTCATTATTTATCCTCCTTTAATGAATTTGCTCAATGTTCTATCAATGATGTTTTTTTACTTTCTTCCAAGTCTTCTTCATCATCGTCTTTCTTTTTCTTTTTCTTCTTTTTATCTTTGTCATCACCATCTTCGTCTTCATCATCCTTTTTCTTTTCATCAAGAATGGTTTCACATATGATGTCAAATTTCTTATCGATAGCTTCTGTATCCTTTTCATCTTCTAACAAAGACGCTACTTTCTCAGCATCATTAATCGGTAAACCTTTAACTTTTTCAATTATATATTTACCAATACTAAGCTTATCGTTTTCTAACTTAAGAGTCATTGATTCTTCAATCTTTGCATTGATTTCATCTTTTAAGCTCTTAATTTCGTCTCTGGCTTCTCTTAAAATATCCTTGACTTCTTTATCCAGAACATCTTCATCAATAGCCAATCTTATTTTAAATTGTTCAATCAAATCTTCATACAGTTCACCTTTTCTGGCGAATTCTATAATTTTCGGATCAAGTACCAATTCTTGTTCGAGGATTTCATCAACAAAACCAGAAAATTTTTCAGTTATATCTTCTTTGTATGCTTCAAATTTTTCTTCATACAGTTTTGTTAATCCATCTTTCATTGTTTGTTCTTTCTCATCAAGTTTTTCCTTGACTTTCTCATCAACCTTTCAAGTAATGCTAGTATTTTTTTCATAAAATCTCCTCCTATACTATTAGTTGTCTATATTTTTCTATAAACCTTACTTTTATTTATACAATACAGTCATTTTATATAACTTTTCTTTAAAACATAGATATACTTTATTAATATGATGACATGATTTCATCATATTCTGTTAATATTCCTCATCCATCATCATTTACCTTTGTATTAATACTTATATCTTCCGTGAACACATCAAAATTTGCTATATAACAAAGCCAATATAATGCTGATACCAGATCATCATCAACACCATCTTTCCCTCTAAAAATGTTGTTCTTGTCTTCTACAAAGGTGGTCAATTCATTTATGGTGGTAATATCTTTTAATATAAGATCACCATTTTCTATTAATTTTTTCATCATAATAACAGCCTTGGGTTTTGTAGATCGTGTTGCCCTTATACCCAACCCAGTGCTCTTTGAACTTTCATTAACAAGATTTTCATATTCATGATCCCACCATATTTTATTAACAATAGCACTGCCCTCAGCATTATTTTCTATCATCAAACGTGCGTTATTATAATATAAAGCTACCTTATATATAATGTCACCAAATTCATATACATCAGTGAAATTGTCTCTAAACACAGCTACCTGTTCCAATTTAAATGGATTTACAGACAACACTTTAGCTACCTGTATAACAGAATAATGTTCACCAGTGCCTTTAGCTATATCACAACCACAAACATACTGTTCATTGACCACTGGTTTCTCATATATCTTAAGCCTATCATTTAAATCTATTAATATTGGTGAAATATCATATGTTAATAAAATCTCTAAAATTTTAGCATCTATTGCTGCATTTGTCGATCCAAGAAACTGACACAACACCTCTTGATTAAAAAGCCTTTTACCAAGTGCTTCTTCCTGTTCCGCTAATCATTCTTCATCTCTTTCAGGATGCTCGGTTCATTTAACATCTATAGCATTAAATAAACTATTTTTCTTTTCTGCTTTTAACCATATAGAATGAAACAGGTCATACATACCCAACGGTGTACTTATCAAAATCATTTTAGCTTCTTTTGACGCACTTACAGTTGGGTAATTACTTGATCAGAAAGCTTCCTGTTTGTTTCTATGGACATGGCAAAATTCATCACATAAACATATTCCATTAATAGTTCAACCACGAAAACTATCTTTGCTGGTTGCTGACGCTATTATTCTTGATCCATTATCAAATGATACCATTGTTTTGGCATAATTATATACGCCTGGTTTAATCCAAGGAGGAAGAGCTTCATACATGATTTTAAGTCTATCGAGTACCTCTATACTCGCAGATTGCTTATTGGATACGATACCGCTTGTTTTTTCTGAATGAAAGCATGTATATCACAATATAAAGGCAGCGCAGAAACTCGATTTACCATATTGTCTGGGAGTCTTAATTATTATAAATCTATTATTAACAATGCAATCAAGCATTCTCTTCTGGTGTGGATATAGTATGAACGGCACTTTCCCTTTATCAGGATGCTGAATCTTCACATACGTTTCAAAGAAATAAGTTGGATCAGTGGAACACTTCTCTATTTCCCTAATCATCCACGGCTCATAGTTGATTGCTAAATGTGGCTTTTTCACATAATCATCATATGATACAGGCATTAGTGTTTATCCTTTATTATAGAAAACATCAAAATGATATATAAGAATTGTTTAAAACCCAAATGTAACTCATAAAATGAGGTACTCACCATAGGAGTAAATGATACTTCTTTTAATAAAATCAGCCATTTACAGAATTGATATTTTCCTCTGTTAGTCTTCATTTGGATTGTTTTTTTCAGACAAAAATTTTAAAATGGAGTTGTAATCAGTCACTACAATATTATTTTGTGTCTTACCACCTTCTATTTTCTTTGTATTATAATACATTTTTTTTATCTCAAGCTCTTTTTCCTTTATATCTATCTCTCTTTCCTTCTGATCCGATGATATCTCCTTCATCCTATTATCAAATCCAATTTGCATCTCAATGGATAAAAAACCAGATGATTGTATTATAGTGTTAATCAATTGGCTTGCCACCTCCATATAACGTGGACTCATTTCACCGTTCTCAACTTCTGAGTGCACTAAGTCTAAGAATACTGTTGCTTTTTCTATAGCAGCTGTTACTATAAGATTTGGGTTAGGGATTTCACTGATTTCACTTAAGATTGTTTTGAAGGTTTTTATTTCTACACGGATATCCTCAATGTTGAACTCATCTGCAAGAGAATTAGACATATTATTATTCCTTTTTGTTATTATTTATAAATAGTATATGTATTTATAAATGTTTTATATAAATACATGAAAAGGAATTGATATTAAATGGCGTTAAAAGCTTTAACAAAATCTAAACATAGTGGTGTGTTACTTAAATCTGGATACTTTTATGAATTCAAATATAGTGCTTATCAAAATGACGCTTCACCTATGATCATTTTTATCAATGTTATTAAAGGAATACATCCAACTACTGGTCATCAGTGAAGA